AAATATAACGATAGGCAGAATGCAATTATTAATATTACTATCTATATAACTATCATTCGGTTTTCTCCTCCGGCGGCTCCGGCAATGGCTGCCCTTCGTCTGACTGCCAATGGGTTACATCATCTGATAAAAATCCAGACGCTCCATGAAAGGTATTCATTTTCCTATCCAGAAAAGCATAATGCTGTGTAAACTTACCACGGGCAACACCTGTCTCCTGAAACCAATAAATGACCGCTTGCCCTTCCTCCGGTAACCTGTCGTTTATGCTTATCCAGTTCAATCAATCCCCCCTGTCACCTTATACCAGAACAGCATTGCCAGGGTTACAGCGTTTAAGGCTATTAGGCTGTAGATCCATATAGCTGCTAGTATAGAGGGTACTTTATGGGCTATGGGGTGCATGGGTTATATTTCGTAGGGGCCAACGGTATTATTGGGCCAAACCTACTGCCAACGCCGAAATGCCATGGTGTTGGATATGGCCCTTCTGGATAATAGCCCTTGTCTCTTTCTTCCATAGCTACCTCCTGTTAAATTAAAAAAGGTGGCTCTATCTCAACTAGAATCAATGCCGTCCGTGGAGGCTCTAGGGTTAGTCAATGTCTAGTATGATTCTAACCTTACGATTAATCCTCTCCCCCATCGTCCCCTTTGTTATCTCCATAACCAGATTGGATCTCTCCGCTCGGTATCTGATAACAACCTACGAATGCCCTCAATAGCTGCATTAATATCAAAGCGTAGAGTTTTATCAACTTCAAACCGTTTAAGTGGTTTTCCCCAACCATCTGCATCGGGTATTGGTTTCATGGTGTTCCTCCTTCATTAGAATCTATTGTACTTATAGGATTTGCAGGTTGAAATTCTTTCCAACTGTATAGCTTTAGAGGTTCACTTATATTTATTGTTGTAGAATTAGGCCACAACTTATTTTTAAATAACATCCAACTCATGGCTAACCCCCCTTACACCCAAACAACCATAAGCACAAACTCATCCCAGCCTAACCAATAACGGGGATTATAGTCTTGATATTCTTCCATCAACTCCCACATTACTTGGGTCGAAAATGGCTTGTCTTTTAGGTATGTTAGGTTCATATGCTACCCTTAAAATGTTATGCTACCGATGAGGATTCCCGATTCTCCACCTCATAAGCTATACGGCTGTGGTAACAGCTATCAGGGCATTCCGTGAGACCCCCTAACACACTAAAACGGCTTAGTAATTTATTTATCGTATCTGCACCCGGTAGCATAACTACCCTTAGTTTAACCCCTATCTAACTTACGTTCAATAGACTTTATTGCTTTTGCTTATTTAATTATCAGTATCCCAATAAGGTCTCTCACACCATCCACATATCGGATCTATAGCCCCCGATACAACTACCCCGCAATGAGGGCAGGCAAGGGTGCCTATGGGTATCTTGTATTCTAATGCTGGTTCTTGTGGCCAGCCGTCGTCGTCAATATCCGTTATTTTCTGCCATTTGGCCTGTTCGTTAGGCTCCGATAGGTGACGCTCTACTTCTTTAGCAAGGATAAGGCCGATATCATGTGGTACGTCCTTACATCGGTCATGTACGATTTTAGATAATGCTAATGCTAATTCTACAGAATGTATGTTCATGATCTATGTTCCCCCTGCAAATAATAGCTCGTTAGCCGTCCTCTCTGCCCTCAGTACCTTGGCCCCATAGCCTGGATAAGTATATAAGGGTCTGTGATGCAATTACAGGGTCAAGATCCTTTAGCCTTATAATGTTCGTATATCTACCCAGCAGATAATAGCATTGTAGGGTGTTGTTGGCATTTTTGCATTTCTGTATATTAACCCAGGCTTAATAAACATTTTCATCTTAACCCCCAAGGGCAAAAACTGATAGTTGCCCTTTCCCCGTGAAATTGGTCAACTATGGCTGTGCGCCAGCCTTTTACTTTAATTACAGGCATCCGCTTCTGATGCCCTGGGTGATACCAATGGTCAGACCAGAGTCGGTTTCGCCATATCAATGAAAACAACGGAATTAGGATATACGTCTGGAATAGGCGTTTTATCCTGGTTTTGGTTATTAACAAGCCCTTATTAACCACTTTTACCCTTGTTTGCTTGCTTAATTTTATAGCCTTTAGCAGGGTCACCCCGTGGTGCCGCCCTATAATTACCTCTTTTTAGGTAAAACTCCTTGATAATCCTATGCACCTGCGTCCGGCTCACCCGCTTTGACCCCTCTAGAAAGGCTTTAAGTGCATCTGCAAGGGGTTTGTCTTTCATTTTTGCCCCATATCTATACCCGTAATTGGGTTAAAAGTATCGGCTCCGTCACCCCATGCCCACAGCACATCGACGTTGCCCCTGGTACGTAGCCTACACAGGCGTCGTAGCCTTCAGGGGTTGGTAACTGTCCGCACCGTTTACAGGATCTTTTAAGGGTGATAGGCTCTTTAGTGTCACTGTACTGCCATTCGCCGTTGATGTGCTCGATTTTATGGCCTTGGGTATGGCTGTAGGGCATTAAGCCCTGCGTATGAATGCTATAAAGGCATCAAGAAAGGTTTCCTTTGACCCTGCCCTTATATATCGTCTCTCTGCCTCAGCCTCAGCGACACGCCGGTCTGCTGTCCACATGGTAAACCCTGTCTTATGATACTCCCACCATGCGGCTCCTTCAACAAATGCCCTACGCAGGTCGTCTTTAGCCCAGGTTCCTTCAGTTAGTTTTGGCATTTTTAACCTCTGTCTCTTGTAATAGCTCTGGGTTCTCGTAGATGTTGCCGATGATTTCACAAACTGTTAGTGCGATATTTGTGAGATGATGCCCTAAATGGCTGGTAGCGTAAAATCCAGCTATATATTCACAGTCATGCCATGCAATCGGAAGTGGTTTATGATAAACAGGGTGTTTAACAATATCCCCCTCATATATACCTTTGAGGCCGATAAATTGCCCCACTGTTTCAGGGATGACAGAATAAGTAATATTCCCATCCTTTATCCAATACTTATTGCTATCTACAATCAAACTGCCATATACCCACCTATCCTCTTTCGCATATAAGGCATTTTTTTCACGGAAATACCTACCCCTAAACTTTATCTCTCTCATTTTCAACCTCCTAAGTAACTGTTCCCCTACAATATACCCCCATTATAGACTATTTCTCATTTAGATTCAAGATTAATTTACCGCCACATTTAGGGCAGGGTTCATTTTTATAGATAACCCAGTTGCCTTGACTGTCGCCCTTTGGTATGTATCCGCATTTCTCGCATTTAAAGGATATCGGTTGAGGTTTAGGCATTTAGGTTACCATCCAAAATATACCCATATAAAGCCTCGCCACCATGCTAATCGCCGAAACCTATAAGGGTTAGATCGCCTTATAGTATTACCAGCGTTATTAAAATCAACAAACCAACGACTTTCTGACCAGTGAAGGACAAAGCCACGTCCAAGAGATACATAATAACCTTTCATTTTAAGCCCTTATTTTCTTGACGAGTTTCAAGAATGGCACATGCAGCTTCATATGCATTTAATTCTGCTTCTGCCTTTGTTTTTCCCTCTTCATAAACCCCTCCTATTTCAGGAGCGAAAGCTATATATCCCTGTTCCCCTTTTTCTATTATGATATTGAAGTCTGAATACTTCTTTTTGCTCATTTAAGTAGCCCCATTATCTATTCAGAAAGCAAGTTATATATCTTTCATCCATGCCTTGATTTTGGTATAATCATCCTTGATCCAATACTCAGTCTCTGGGTAGACACAATATTTAGTTGCATCTGGGTGCATATCTGTTATCTGTTTTCTTTCACCTTTTGATAAAATTACCATGACAGGTTCATATTCCCCATCATATATCGTGTTACCAACTTTGACTTTCATATCAATTACCTCTGTTTAAGTAGTCCTAAGTAGCTGTTATAATTCCCCGTGACATACCTGAGATACATAATAGTCAAGGTCATCTTCAGTTTTCACGCAAGATAATGCAACCGTTACAGCCCTAAGTAAAGCCGCTGTGAACCGTGTCGATATCCAGTTAATGGTAGTGATAGTCTTGTCAAATTCGATATGGATAACTGGACACCTCCACTTAGATACCTGATATTTACCGACCTCAACCATAATAGGCCCGTCCCTATGTATAAACATTACATCGGGGTACTTAACCCCTAACAACCGGCTTTGACCTGTGCTGTGGTGTAAGACGGGTTCGGCGCAGATACAAGCAAACACCTCTTTCCCTTTGTGCTGTAATATTGCATTAGCTAATGCCCTGATAGTGTCAATTATAAGTGAATGCTTTGCTCCGCCGTTTTTGCCATAAGTGTTTGATACTGTTGTTGCTTTAGACATAATAAGTGGTAAATTCCTTCCATATAGAGGGGTAAAGTGTCACAAGAGATTTAGTTTACATAATATGTATTATCAGACATACCATAACCTTATAAACTGTTGAAATAACTATATAAAACACCCTAAATTACACAGTAAAAAGTGGTACAAACAGGTCATATAGGGGCGTAAAGTGTCACGTCTAACTACTTGATTTTATTAATGCTTTTGATTCTTTAAATGTCTTAACTTTACTATATTATACACTACATATGGTAAAAATGCAACCCCCTAAATTGCGTATTTAAGCAGTGTTTTTGGCCTTTTTACCTTACTAATACACCGACCCCCGCAACCAAGGGATCTCCCCGTCTGCCCTTGCCTTACCTGGCTTAATAACCTCATACGCTACCACTTTGTCGCCTTCCCATATCTCCACAAGTTCTTCCCCTGGCTTCAGCTCAGGCTTCCACGTATGCTCCTGTCTGCCCTGTATTGTACCCGCCATACCTACCCTTGGCGTGACCCCTGCCCCTATCCCTACCAGCTTCTCAAACGCCCCTGCTGCTGCGTCTATTTGGTCTAAGAAAGGGCCGTTAGGGTATAGGTCTGCCTCGTCCAAGAAGTCTGCATTCCAAGGGCCTTTTATCATATGTACATTACCTGCCTCTGCTTGGCTTGCAAAGGGTGCTGCCCTCTGTGTCTTTGACTTGGTTACCTTATTGCCTCTAAAGACAAAGCCCCGTAAGATATTACGCCGATAATGATCTATAGTAGCTACCCCCGACGCCCCCGGCTCCTGCTCCATCCATATAGGTACTGACTTACCGTCTATGTCCGCCGTCTGCCTGATGACCGTTTCTGCGTGTCTGGGTGACCACTGGCCCCTTATCATAGACGTAATATAGAATAAGCCCCCTTGGGCCATAATTACCTTACACCCTGAAGTATAGGCCCCTGCCCCCTCAGTAGCCGCCATATCCCAATAGCGTATGGGCTTGACATTCTCTACAGGTGCTACGTCTACTGTCTTAAACCATTCCCGCTTAAAGAAATCACCCGATGCTTGGATCTCCCAGTCACCTTCTTCTAATTGTCTACGGGTGATAGGGTCAAGCTGGGCAAGGGATTTACGATATTCGTCTTTATCAAGGTAGGGATTGTCATCTAGGTTGGCGGGTATGAATATTCTATCACCACGGGTCACAGGATCGACATATCGGGTCTTTACCCAAGCCCCTTGTGCTACTTGCTCCCTGGTAGGTGGGTTACTGGCACCCCGAAATCTGATAGGGACATCCATTCCCTTCAACTTCCGTGTCCGTGAAAACATATATATGGCTTGATTTTCCCTTATATCTACCATTTCGTCTATAGCCACATACTGATATGCAGCCGATTTATGGTTAAAATGGTCATTAGGCCCGTCTAAATAACTGAAATTAACAGTTGCGCCGGAAGGAAATTTCCATTGTTTAAGATCTCCATTCCAATGGGCATCGGTTCCCTGCAACCATTCATGGGATAAGGGTATAAGACCTTCTGGTTTGCTTAAGTTCTGGTAGGTATCTCTGATAAGGACAGCATTATACTTAGGGACATCAACGTATTGAAGCGCAGCCATAAGCAGGGCCACGCTCTTTCCTCCACCCGCAGCCCCACCGTAGAATACATCTAAGTCATTTAACAACATAAATGCTGTCTGTGGCGGCGTAGGTACAAAGGGTATGTACTTAGTGAACCGTGGCGTTAGGGCTTCTCGTAACTTCTGCTCCCCTATCTTTGCCTTCAATATGCTGAGTAATGATGTCAAGGACTTCTGTTATCTCCTTTTCTGATCGTTTCTTAACCTCTTCTATTACGTGCTTATGGGTTATTGTCTGCTCACCTTTGATAGTCTCGTTGTGGTCTGTCTTGCGTGTCCAGTTAAGGCGATTAGTCATGTTCATCATCCATAGTACAGCGTTAAAGTTCTTGTTGTGCATATTCATTCGCCCTTGATTCTTCCACCATATTTCGTATAGTGTTCGACCTATTTTTAAGGCAAACCTAAACTCAGCATTATTCTCTGCCCATTTCAGCATATTGTCCTTAAATGTCAACAGGTTGCCAGCAGTTTCAACCCATCCCTGCCCTGTACTCATAGACTGTATTGCTTGTATACACATATCAGGACGGTAGTTTGTAGGTCTCCCCCCTGCATGCTTAGATTTTTCACCCTTTTCCTTTGCTGGCTTTTCAGCCTCTTCCTTCTCTTTAGCCATACAGATACGTTCTGCTTCTATTTCGTCACCATGTAAGTCCATTAAGTATTGCGCCTGCTCTTCTGTGATAGGCTCTGTACTGCCTATTATCCCTTTTACCATCTCAGCTAGTTGGTCTGTCTTTACCTTTGGTTTGCTATCCGCCTTTTTTATCGAATAGCTCTTTGTCTGTTTATGGCAGTCAACACATAGTGTATTGCAATTATCTGGGTCTAATTTTAGCTCAGGGTATTCTATTACCGGCTTAATATGGTGTATTTC